ATTAGAATTATCAATCCAGCGGTAGTCTTCTTGTCCTTGCTCAATTATATACAATTCAAGTACTACATATTTTTCATTGTTTGCAACAGGATTTAAAGGATCTGCAGGATCAACAATTTCATCAAAGATATTAGGATCGTCAACAATACTGTCATCGTCAGTATCTGCAAAAGTTACTTCAATTTTTTTAGTATCAACATACCCGTCAAGTCCTTTGAACTCTTCAGTAATTTCCCATTCTCTATCATAGGTAAAAGGTATAGTGTCACTTGGCTGTGTGTTAATGCTTAAAATTTTAATTTTATCTTTAACAATTGTATTTGTTCTAGTGTCATAAATTTTATCACTAGCATCAAAATAGAAACGTATTTGCTGATCACTTTCAAATATAAATCTTAGTAGTCTAGATTTAACAGTATAAAATTCAGTATCAGTAGTAAACAATATCATCCAACTAGAATCTGATTGTTGGTTACTGTTACTTCCTTGATTACCTAGATTAAAATTACTAGCAGTGTCTAAATTAACTTCAAAGATAATTTTCCAGACTCTGCTCTCAACATCATATCGAAGTCCAAACGGCTTGTTCGAAAATACTAGGTCGACCATTGTAGCAACTGTACTGTCATCGATCGTTGTTCTCCATGCAGGTACAATCTGTGCAAGTCTAGCCAATGTTGGTACTATATCATTTAATATAATTGTGCCTGACCCGTCAGCTAATATGCCAGTGCCATTGTTTGTTCCGTCGCCACTAATTGATACAATCTTACACCATATAGTAGTTGCAGCATTAAGAGGAAACTGTGTTCCTGATAAGACTGTTACTATCTGATTATTATTACTTCTATCAAAGTATTGGGTAGTAGGATCAGCAACTGTAAATTTAACCAATGCGCCAGGTGTAGCAAATCTTAATAATGTACTTGTGTATACTCCTGTTTTGTAAGGAGTATTTGGTTCAGGTGCGGTGCCACCAATATAACCAGTTGATTGATTAACATCTGTTGTTTTATTATACCAAGAAACACTTAGTGACTCGGTTGCAATTTTAGTAAATTTTGAATAATAGAAATCTCTAAGTTGTTTTGATTTTAAAGTTTCCAACAGTTGATTATAGATTACTGCTTGTATATCTGTACGAGTAGCATAACTGAATCTAAAACTGTCAGTGTATTCTTCTTTATACAGGGCACCATCGTCAGCAAATAAGTTTGTCTTAGAGTATTTTCCAGTTGGATCAACTAGATCAAAATAACGACTAATACCGCTAGATGTGCGATTAATTGCTTTAACTTTGACTACTTGTTGATTAACACTTAAGGGAGTAATGTTGTAATCTTCCCCAGTAATCATACGATTCTGCGTGTAATACGTTGCAGGTGCATTAGCTTTAATGCTGTCGTTTGATTCTGTAGCTGCCGAATTTGCTACAGATGTTTGAAGGCTTACAGTTACTGATAATGTTTCTACTTGATTAAAATTAGAAACATAAGGTATTTCAATTGTTACATTTCTAATGTCTTTAGGATTAATAGTAAACGCAATTCCAGTGCTTTGTCTGTAATATGTACGGAATGTGCCTCTTGGTAGATTACCAAAAGTACCGTCACTAAAAGACAAACTAACTTTGTCTTCGGCTTTTGTAATAACAGAATAAATGTTTCTTATAGATTTTTTTAGACTGTTATAGATTGTATTGTTGCCTTCTAAAGACGAAATTTTAGCCCAATATTCCGACTCTTGGCCTTGACTATCAAGTTTGTATAACCAGACGTCATCATTATTAATATTAATTGCATCAATATCAACAATTTCGTTCGTGCTAGGCTGGTCAATGGTAAATGTGCCTTGATTTAAAATGCCCTGACGGAAATGTATAAAGAATCCAGTATTAGTGCTACCGTTTCCTTTTCCGTCATTTCGGTAGATAAATGCCAGTCTATTTCCTACAGCAGGTGGTTCTTCATACAAATAAGTCTGATCCTTAAATGTTGTTGATACGATTTCAAAAGGTAAATTCCTGCCGTCTACTGATTTGTTAAATCCATAAACAGGAACATCAAGATTGCTGGCTTGAAAACGATATTGTTCTGTAGGAATACCGTAAATTTCATTTTTATCGTCTGGATTACCAAATTGACGATTAACTGGCAATGCTGCATTAATTACTTTAATAAATTGATCGTACCAATTGGCATTTGAAGGATCGTTCCACGATACTGTCTGTCCTGAAAGATTTCTTCCGTTAGAATCGTATATAATTTGCGTGGTAGAAACTGTAGTAAACTTTAATAATCCGCTAGCTGCAATATTTCGCTTGGCATTATAGCTTAATAGACGGGCAAGACGTATAATACTTTCTCTACGTTCAGATAACTCTAAAAAGTTATCTCTAGCATTCATGTCAATACGGAATGCAATACTTTGTCCAAGGAACGCGATAAGATCAATTAGAGCAAGGTATTCGCTAGATTCAATGTAATCATTAAAATCTTCAGGATAATTTTCACGGATATACTGAACCATTACCCTACGTAGGTTCTCAAAGTCGTAGCTTTGAAAGTCTGCATTGCGGAAACTTTGGTAGATGCGTTTCCAATCTTCCGCTACTAGTAATCTATTTTGTCTATCAGTTGTTGACATACGCCTTCCCAATTATTGAGTATTTAGCGTATATTATTATGTGTGTAGTTAATTATTAAGCAATTAAACCGTTATCTTGATCGAATTTAAACTGTATTGACTCTTGTATGTTGTAAGGAAAATAGACTAAGGTACACTCAACTTGTAAACCTGTTTCGTAAGGTGTTACTATAATTTTTTCTGCACGTACTCTGGGATCATAGTTAATAACTGTTTCTACATCTTTAGTAATCATTTCTACCATGTCATTTGTTAACGGTTCAAAGATAACGTCCCAAATAATAGTTCCAAATGTAGGTTGCTCTAATCTTTCACCCAATCGTATGTGAAAATGATTTATAATATCCTGTTTGATTAAGAATAAATCATACAGCGCAAAGCTCTCAGTAGCCGTAGATACTGTGCTAAAACCTTTGTAAGTCTTAGATCCTGTAATAACTTGCTGTTGAATAGAACCTCTTAATGTGATTCTATCATATAGTTGAGAACTTGTTGCCATACTTTATTTAACCTTGTTGAGACGGGCCAACTTTAGAGAACGTATCAGTTGATGTAGAATATGTTCTCCAAGCGCCTGCTGGTTCTTTCATATCTAATGTAAAATCGCCTTGTGCGTTTAATTCTTCGCCGTCTGTAGACTCGTACCTACCTTCTTTATCTCTATCAAGTTTATCTGGCTTATAGTTTAACGGATCTAAATTTTCATGATGCGGGTAAGGTTCTGGAGTAGGCATTCTACGTACTATCGCTTCTGTACTAATTAAAGATTGCCATTCATCTTGACTGGTTAAATCTACTATTGTATGCAACTTTAATCTCTGTGGTAAGCCTGCTTCAGCAGCATCAGGGCCGCCAGCGGCAGCGGCAGCCGGTTGTGCTGGGTTGCCACTACTGTTCATATGAATCTGACTAGCAGTTTCCAAATGATTTCCTGTAGTTTTGATATGATGCGTTCCGCCAGTTGTAACCTTCCTATCTCCAGTAACTGTGTGATCAAATGTGCCGTTGTGTGTTATCTTAATGTTTCCATTGATAATAACATCTGTATTTCCACCAGTAGTAGTTTTTACAGTTCCGCTTTGTGTAACAAAATTTTCAATTACACTGTTATAAACAGTGTGTAAGAAATCTTTTTCGTACAATTTATCTACTTGCAACTTTACATGATGTTTGTAATTTTGTTCGTAAGTTTTATCTACATCTTGTTTGATTTGTATTTTTTGATTGCCGTCTACAATTAAAATTTGATCGCCTATAACATGGGTGTGCTTTTCACCTTTAACTTTTGTATTAAAGTTTCTACCTGCTTCCATGTTGATATCGCGGTCTGCATAAAAATTAAAGTCTTGCTTGGTCCTAAAACTGATGCTGTCTTCTGCATAGACTTCCATCTTACCGTCACTGGTTAATTCAATCCATGCTGTGCCGCGGCTGTTACTAATATAAATCAAATCTTCACTATTATGCATTAAAATTTGATGCCCTGTACGTGTACGCAGTCTAATCAGTTCATTGTGCAAGATATCTTTTATACCTGACTCACCTTGTTCAACTGCACCGTATTCTGGCGGACCTTCGTGTGCTTTAGTTTTACGCAGAAACTTGTCGTCACCGTCATCCATGACAAAACTTGAGCCGCCTAATCGACTAACA